GTTCCTGCCGGTTGAGCAGTATCAAATGCTCCAAACGTAATAATATAAATGTCTTGTGGTATAGGAAATGTAAAATCTAGTCCTATACGAATATCTTTCCAATACGCCGTCACTTCACGAAAGACTGCCGTTTCCCATTGCTTAATACGGTCAATATTGGAGATATTCAAGCGTAAAGATGATAGAAATTCGGAGCCGTCGGACGCCGATAAGACCGAGCGTTGCCCTGCCAATGTAGACGCATAGGACCGGAGACCTACTAACATACGGCTGACGGAGCCGATCATATCAATAGTAAATGGGAGTTGTACAGTTGCCAAATACGGTGGAGACGCCGCAGTAAAGGAATTATCTTCAATCGTGAATTCCTCGTGGCGAATGTTTGTATAAGGGATACGCAGGGTTTGCGATTTGAGCCATAGATTCGCATCACGCGGTAAATAGATTTGTGTGGATTCTAGAGTCATTTGAATAGGTTGAACCGCCTCTATAGGCAATGTTACTTGCGTAGTATCAATAGGACCATTTTGTGTTGCCTGAATGCGTAATGGTTTTCCGCCCCACGGTTGCGGCAAAAGCCGTCCATCACTTGCGACGACCACCTCGTTGAGTTTACGTAAATAGATACGAATACGCCACCGTTGTTGACTGAGGGCGACAAGAGGAATACCTGGCTCAAAGAGTTGTTCGGAACCAATAACGGGAATAGGCACACGTAGCTGTGGCAGCGTAGCAGACCGACCAATGGCAAGGGGCGTTTCCAATCGTGAGCCGACTTCGTCGTACATTAGAAAAATCGGACCTGTTTCCGCTTTTTGGCGTTGACGCCACGTAATGTATTCACCGTAATATTCGTGAATAAGAACCTGGTCTTGGAACACTTGTATTTTATTGATAAGTTGAAATCCGATGTTATTTGTATAGCCGAAGGTGACGCCGCTAGCGTCGGTCACGATGCCGGTAGGATTGGCGGCAACAGCCAAGGGTGGCAGCCAGGTAGGAAGGTTGATACGGAGAAAGAAGTATTTCGCAAGGTCGCCGCGGTGGTCAATATCAAAGTCAACCCACCGTCCCCAATCCGGGGCATTACGTGGTTGTGTTACATAGATTTCTTTTGTGAATGGAACTGAGCGCATATAGACACCGTGAAAGAACGATACCTTAGGATTCGCAGTAAAAAAGATATCCTTTTTGCCCCTTGAGACAAGTTCCATTAAACCACCAGAGCGAGATGTCATTGTGAATCTCCTTAATTTAGACCTAGTGGATTTTAAACCCGCACATAGATAGAGATGTTCAACCCGTTGATGTTTACCTTTACGGCACTGCTGTTTATTGCCCTTACACCCGGTATCCTTGTTACGTTACCACCGAAAAGCACGCCGATTATTGTCGCAGTAACGCACGGCGTTCTTTTTGCCCTCATCTATGCTATGACTCACAAGGCGGTACGGCGCATGACGAAGAAGTTGGAGGGCTTCCAGGAGCAGTATGTTTTCCCGCCGGCGATTAAGAACGGCGATATCTGCAAGACGCAGACGTGTATGTGCAATGGTGCGGAGATTGCGGAGGCGGGGCGTTGCCAGTAAATAACAGTATAAAATAGGAATGAAGAAATCTTCTATTAGACAATTTACTAGAAAGTGTCTAAAAGCAGGGTATAAGATGAATGTGTGTAAGAATGCGTGGGTTTTTGGAAAGTTGCCAACAAAGGAATTACGAACTATATACAAAAACACGTTTAAACAACAGAAAATATACAAATATCCCCATACAATTAAACAGTCTAAAACACTAAAATATGCGAAAGCACCGAAAAAGCTAACAAAGGCGATGCTTATTAAAGCGTCTGGTCCGCGTATTTTTCCGTGATGCGGCACCGGCTTAAAAACATAAACCCCTAAACGAATAACGATGAGTTTTCCGAACATCAGCACCGGCTATGGCTTATCAGTCCAGCCCGTGAGCTCGCTGAAGTTGACCGAGCTCAAGGCGACGGACGACAAGCCGAACGTTATTCTTACGACGATTCGCATTCCAGATGAACATATTTGGGCGAATGGTCTATTCCAAAATGTCTATATTATCTATCGTATGCTGGAGGTGATGGGACTCAAGCCTTGGCTAATGGTGGACAATAACGAGAATCATAAGGATGCTACGGTTCACGATAAGTTCCGTATGATTGATTTTAAGATGTACGCAGCGAAGCCGTTTCCAGTGGCGTCCTACGTAGAGATGGGTATGTCGTGCGACCCTGGTATTCGCCGGTTTTTCCGGTCTATGGGAGCTAAGGTATCAAAACTCTACTTAGGTAATATTCTGAACATTGATATTGAGACGATTACGTTTATGAAGGGCGTCAATTTCAGCCATCACGTAGCGGGCGAACTAGACGAGATTTGGGTGAGCCCGCACTACGATTTCCACGCCGAGTACGCTGGTTCTATTAACGCTCTTTGTGGGAAGACACGGATTGCCCCGTATGTATGGGATCCTATGTTTATTGAGAATTCAGGACAGGCATACGATGATAAGGGTCTGTCTCTGGAATCTGAGCGGCTGTTTGTCATTATGGAGCCAAATATCAGTTTCCAGAAGAATTCGGTCATTCCGATTACAATTGCGGAAGCGTATTACCGCCGCCACCCAAAGCGTGTAGCACAGGTGATTGCGATTAATGGCGAGCGTCTCAAGCAGAACGCGTACTATCAGGCGTCAGTCTTACCGAACCTTACGATTCACACCAACGGTAAGCTACAACTCACCCCACGGGCACATATTGTCAACCTAGTGAAGGCGTTCCCGTCGGCAATCATCATTATGCACCAGGTGAATAACGAGTATAACTACAGCTTTTTGGAGTTTATTACAATGGGTTTCCCTGTTGTCCATAATATCAAGCGTTTCAAGGAATACGGATATTATTACGATGGCAACGATTTTGATGGGGGTGCCGACATGATTGACCGTATTATTAAGCATCACGCCAGCAATAAGGTCGCCTATGCGGCACAGGTGAAGCAACTGACGTGGAACTTTTCTATTAACAATCCGGCGAATCTTGAGGGCTGGAATGACTTGCTCTTCAAAAAAGCGCCCGCCGTCTGAGACACCCTAAGAGTCCCCTCTTACCCCCTTCGGTAGGAAACTATAATTTTGTCACTCTAATTGGATTTCCTATTAGAGTGACAATCATGGATCTATCCCCCCTGGGACGGGAAAATTTGACGAAAACCACCGGCAGTGGTTGGTTGTCACTTCCCTCATCTTGCGTTGAATATGTCGTCTGTAACTGTTGACAAGGCTGATATCGCCACACTCGAGGCGGCACTTGCTGCTCCATTTCGAGAGAGGCAAAATCGTGAGAATAATGATAAGATTGCCTCCATTCGTAATATTCTTGATAAGGCTATGAATGCTGTTAGTAAGATCAAGGAGGAGACAGATATCCTAGATAAGTACCCCCCCAATTTGTGCGAGGATGAGAATTATAGTATTTGGTTAGATGCTATCAATAATGCATCTGAAGCATCGGAGGAGGCATCCATTCTGTTTGCATCGTTTGCTGATAAGTTCAACAATCTAGGTCTACAATATTCAACCTTCACAGTGCCCAGACCTCTCACCCCCCAACTCTGTTCTTTCCTCAATATTCCAAACGATTCAATGCTCTCTCGCTCCGAGGCAACGACGCGAGTCTGCGGCTATGCCAAGATCAATAATCTAGTGGACAAGCAAACTATTAAGGCGGATGCGGCACTTCGTACACTGCTCGCCATAACGCCAGACTATCAGCTGAAGATTATTAATCTCCAGAGCCTCCTCAGACCCCACACTACCTGACGGCTTAATTTCATACTCATCATATTCCCTTTAGTTTTTTAATGCCCCGCGGCGGGGACCCCAAGAGTCCCCTCTTACCCCCTTCGGTAGGAAACTATAACTTTGTCACTCTAATTGGATTTCCTATTAGAGTGACAATCATGGATCTATCCCCCATGGGGAGAGAAAATTTGACGAAAATCACCTGCGGTGGTTGGTTGTTACATCACGATGGCAAAGGTGGAATCCTCTGTGCCTGAGAGTCCTCGTGAATGGGAGTGTGCTGTTTGTTACGCAAATGGAAAACGAACCGGTGAGGTAAAGTTACGGTGTGGTCACCATATTTGTTTATCGTGTTTTATGGGCATTGTAAGTATTTCTAATCATTACAGTAACGACTACATGGACTGTCCAATGTGTAGGGAGCGCATACCTGTACGAGATGCGCCGAATAAGACAACAGCACAAGTTCTATACACTTGGGCAAATGAAATTTCTATGCTTCGTTTAACTTTAAAAAACCAAGGAGGAGAGGACTCTTCTGCACAACAAAATCTTGACAACGCTCTTAAGAAGTTTAAAAAAATGTGTGACGATTGGGATGTTTGGAAACCTTTTGAAGCTATGACACATGAACCGCCATGGACACACGCTTATGGCGACCTGATTGATCAGTATGGTAAAGATGTGAAGTGTTGGTGTGGTGTTGGATGGCGCCCAAAAAATTAACTTTATAAATGTTTTCTAGTCAAATTTCATAAAAATTTCACAACGCCGCCCGCGGCAACGAAGCCGGTCTAAAAACGAACGATAAGACATCTTATAGACCACAATGAAGGTTGGCATCACTGTAAGATTTCTTAATAGTTATTTCAGCGGGGGCATCCCCCAGGTAGCGTGCTCCCTTGCTAAGGCACTCAAGGAGGCGAACCACGATGTAACGCTTCTTTACCCAAAGGGCGAGCAGGACTGGTTTATGGACGTTAAGGGGCTCAAGGAGACTCTCCCAAAACGCTCGCCGTGGGACCCAACCAGTACCGAACGCTACGACGCCGTGTTTGAGGTGGTATGGTCGTTCCCCGAAGCCGACCGCCCCAAGGTCGCCAAGCACGTCATCCTCTGGGCACACCAGCCGCCGATTTTTCACGATATTGAGTCGTCGGTCTACCAGTGGAACGCGACACAGCGGTCGTTCAAGAACCTCTCCGCCATTGCCACCTACGATTTCTACACGGCACAGGACGTCAGGTACCTTGAGTTTTTGTCAGGAGTCCAGGTTATCCAAGTGCCTTTCCTATGGAATCAGGAAGCCCTTACCATTTTTTGCGAAGAGAATGATATACCTGAGTGGAAAGAGTCGGCAAAGCGTGTTGAGGCTATGATTCCCAAGGAGACGCACCCGTCGGTTTCGTGGTGTGCACGTATTGTGGAGAGCAATTTCAGCAATACGAGCCATTGTAATATTCCGCTCAATATTCTTACGCAGATTCGCGTCAGGGGAGATCCTGTGCGGTTCAATGTTCACAACGGAGAACAACTTGCTACGAACGAGTTTTTTAAGTCCAATGTTGTGAAGAATCTGCTGCTGCCTGATATTAGCGGGTCGGTTGTGCCGCGTGTGCGTATGCCTGATCTACGTCAGGAGAAGTCGTTCATTATTGCACACCAGCGGTTCCGCCCGCTCAAGATGTTTATGCTAGACGCACTGTACCTTGGTATTCCTCTTATTCACAACTGTGAGATGTTGACGGAAATGGGTGTGCCGTACGGATATAAGTTAAATCAGATACAGGACGCTGCAAACGCGTGGTTAAAACTCAAGAAGGATTATGAAAATGACAAACTCCTCTTCAACACAGAAGTGCGTAGTGCGATGCGAGTAAAACTTGTCAAGCGTTTTTCACCGGTATCACTTTCATCAACCTACAACGAACTGTTGAAGCGTGCGATTACGCCTAAGTCTATTCCCAAATCGCTAACTCCCTACAGCCAGGCAAAGGAACTACGTGTACACTTTTGCGAGCTATGGAGCGAGTTTGTACCGAAGTATAACTTCTTTATGTATCTGCTTTCGTGGATTGGTGTAACAAATAATATCCGTGTTATATTGGACAGTAAGACGCCGAACCTGGTTATCTATGGACCGTTAAGCCAAGGTCAGGAAAAGGCGTATCCTGGCGTGTCAAAGGTATGGTTTACGGGTGAAAATACGCCGCCGCCGAAGGATAATGATATTGTGTTGAGCCTCGGTTTCCAGTACAGTACGGCGTCCAACTACATTCGCTTGCCTTTGTGGATGATTGAGGTGAATTGGTTTGGCGGAGATCCAAATAAGATTGTCAATCCCCGCCCTGTCTCAGTCCACGATGCTACGACGGTAGACTCCGCCATTCTCGATAAGAAGAGCAAGTTCTGTGCCTTTGTTGCCACGAATCCGAACAATAATAATCGCAATGTGGCGTTCCAGATTATGAATAGTTGGAAGCCGGTAGATTCTGCGGGTAGATTGATGTGCAATCGTCCTGAGGGTCCTATACCGGCGGGTTTGGGCGGTGGTGGCGGTGAGCTGGCGAAGGTGGATTTCTACAAGGACTATAAGTTTGTGCTTACGTATGAGAATTCGGCGGGTCCTGGGTACACCACGGAGAAGCTCTTTCACGCCAAGGTGGCAGGAGCGGTGCCGATTTACTGGGGTGATCCGTTTGTAGACCGCGATTTTGATCCGGCGGGTTTCATCAACGCAAATCAGGTAAGCAAGCCTGAGGACCTTATCTCCCTAGTGAAGAAGGTAGACTATGACAAAGAGGCGTGGCGTAAGATGGCGTCGGTGCCCGCAATTACGCCAGTAAAGCGTACACAGTGTGAGCAAACTATGGAGCAGGTGGGAAAGAGTGTATTTAAGCTCATTTTGGATGCTGATGTAAAGATTGATTCTTGGGTTAAAGCGGAAGCGTTCGGTAAATCGTATGAAACAATGGATTATTCGCAACTATATGCTTCTTATCCGTCAGCGGCAGTGCCAGCACAGCCAGTGCCAGCACCAGTGCCAGCGCCAGTGCCAGTCCTAGCCACTTCCAAAAGCACAAGCCCGCGCATTTTTGTAACGGCGGCAAATCTGCGTTATCTAGAAGCGGCAGTCAATGTGATCGCGTCAATGAAGTCGTACGAGCCAGACGTCCAAAAGATTGTGTATGTATGGCACGATGTAACGGATGAACACTGTGCCGCCCTCAAGCAATATGGTGCTACGGAGGTACGCCGGTTCCCAGAGCAGAACGGACCCTGGCGTGATTTCTGGGAGCCGCAGCATTTTGCCTGGAAGCTGTGGACCCACCTAGATGTTGCTATTAAGGCGGCACCTGGCACTCTTGTACTCTACCTGGATTCAGGCGTCACCCTTGCCTCACCGATTACTACGGTCTGGTCTACGATTCAGGAGAAGGACATCTTTATCCTAGACGACCACGAGCAGACGAATGACCGCTGGTGCCATCCAACCTTTTGTAAGGAACTCCAGGTCTTGCCTGATGAACTCAAGGCGAACCAGATTTGGGCGGGCTGTATTGGCTACAAGGTCGGTGGAAAGTACATGGATTCTGTTCATAAACAGGCACTTGGAATCGCGGAGGATAAGCGTGAGGTGATTGTTGGTGAGAAGTGGAGCCCGTATTCGCAGGTCTGCCTGGGTCACCGCCACGACCAGTCTATTCTCAGTATTCTTACGCAGCGTTCATCTGCACCTAGGATGCCGCTCAAGGACTTCTATTGCGACCGTTCTATGCGCACGGCACAGCAGTGGGGAACTCCGTTTTATGTACACCGTGGCAACTTCAAGGATATTGTACCCTTTACCGAAGGTATTGACGAGGCTTATGTGATTAATCTCGAGCGCCGTAAGGACCGCCTTGATAAGTTCAAGACGACGCATAAGAATATCAAAGACCGTGTGTATCTATGGCAGGCGGTAGATGGTCGTACGTTAACTCTCACGCCGGATCTAGTCAATTGCTTCCGTAATAACGATTTCAACTGGAAGAAGTCGGTTATGGGCTGTGCGTTGTCTCATTTGGGTCTATGGGAGAAGCTGGCAAATGACAAGCTTGCCAAGTCGTATCTCATTATGGAGGATGATGTAGTACTATTTGACCGGTGGATTCTACGGTGGATGACGGCTGCAAAGTATATTCCAGAGGATGCGGATGTCATTTATCTCGGCGGCATTCTACCGCCCAATAAGGCGGCGTTTGCACAGGTTGCCGAGAAAGTAAACGACTACTTTGGCAAGGTTGCACCGAATACTCTCTATTCGTCATCGCCCCGCCGCTATTTTCACTTCTGTAACTATGCCTATGTGCTTACGCAGCGGGGTGCTCGTAAGTTGGTTGAACTTGTGAAGGAGAAGGGTATTTTTACGAGCGGCGACCATATGATTGTCAACCACGGCGATAATCTGCTCAATATCTATTTTACGACCCCATTGCTGGCAACGTGCTTCCAGGAGAACGACCCTGTGTATCAGCGGTCTGATTTTAACAACTTTAACCGTGTGGACAACTTTGATAGTGATTTGTGGAACAATACGGACTGCTTTACGAAGGAGGAGACGTTTGCGGTGATTAGCAAGGATCTTCAGACGCAGAAATTTAAGGTGGTAGGGGATACACTGCCTTCTGCTCCTGCTCCTACGCCCGCACCAGCACCAGCACCAGCACCAGCCGATTTTGCCGCTGT